GTTCGTACACCACCGAACGGAATCAGCCCGAACGGGTGGATGAGTCTGCTTACTATTGCATTGCAGGAAAGTCGTGGAAGAATCGCTACACTTGAAGCGAAAGTCACTGAATTGGAGGCACGATGAGCGAGCAACAAGTGGACGCTGAGGGCGTTATCAATGAACTTCTTGAACAGTTGAAACAAGCGAACCTTCAGATTGCAATGTTGAAGGTGATGTTGGTTACAGCGAAGAAAGAACAAGCACCAACACTAGAATTCTGAACCCACACTGATTACACTCGGGGTGTCTATGTAGTGTGAGGTGGCAAGTGTTCAAGAGTCTGCGTGTGCTGATTCCACTTGCCCCAGTGTTGGCAATGTTCATCGGCTCTTCTGCCGATGCCCAAGAATCAGCAACATTGACCATTACCGAAGAGAATCGTGATTTCTGGTTCCAGTACAGCGAACCTTCGGTGTTCAAGGCTCGTGCATACGCTTGGCAATCCAGCCAGATTGACTCAATGCTCTGGCTCTACAGGGCAGACGGAACATTGGTCGCTGATAACGATGACTACTTCAATCTGGATTCATGGATTGAGATTGAATTGCCGTCTGGTTCATACCGTCTTCGTGCTGGAGTGTGTTGTGGCAATCCAGATGCGTGGTATGGCACTTCGTACACTGTTGAAGTAAATTCACTTCCGTCTGAATCAGCAACTAGCACCACTACAGAGCCGGAGACGACAACGACATGGGTAACTACCACCACTACGTCAACGACAGTTCCTCCAACTACGGTTGTAACGACTACGAGTGCCCCACCTGTTATCCAGACGACGCTGCCACCGACGACGACTACAAGCACTACGACGACATCTTCGGTTCCTACGACGACGACTTCAACGACGAGCACGACGACGACATCCCCGTCCACGACTACTACAACGAGCAGTGTGGCGACTACGACTGTCCCTGTTACAAGCCCATCGTCGGAATCAACGGTCGTTTCGCAGTCGTCTTCAACAACAGAACCCAGTACAACAACCACAACACCGGAGTTGCCAACAAGCACGACATCCACCGTGCCATTGGAAGACCCTGCCTCTTCTGTGAGTTCTATCCCTGAAGAGCCAGCCGAAGAAGAGCCGGTTGAAGAGAACATTCTTGATGGTCTGACCACTGAAGAAATCAGCACGATTCTGGAGCCGGAGAATCTTGCCGAATTGAGTGATGAAGAAATCGTGTCACTCATTGAAGACATTGCTAGTGCTGAATTGACGGACGAGCAGGCTGAGGCTATTGCTGAAGCAATGACCAATGCACCCGAAGATGTCAAAGAGGAGTTTGAAGCCACGGTGGACTTGTACGGGGGACAGTTTGACTCTTATGTTCCGCTTGATTCACGCATTTCTGTGGGTCAACGAAGAGTTGTAATTGCGGCTACAACCGCAGCAGTGGTGATTCCAGCCGCTGCGTCATCCAGAAGTTCTAGACGGAGTTAGTGACTTATGAAGAGATTTATGAGAGAATTGGTGGCACTCGGATGGAGTGTCGTAGGTGCAGGATTTGTATTGATGACCGTTACTGGTTCGGTCTTCAAGACAGGCGTTCTACTCACTGCGTTGGGTGTGGCAATACAACTATCAGGGCTTCTAATATCGGAGGACGAAGATGAAGAGCAAACTGACTGACATCGCAGGTCGTATCGTAGCGACTTTCCTAACATCTGCATTGAGCATTGTTGGTGGTTCGTCCGTGCTGAACGCTTTCACCGAGCAGGACATTTCTGTTATTCAGTCTGCGGCTCTTGCCGGACTTGCCGCTTGTGCTCAGGTGATTGAGCGGTTGGCTCGTGCTTCGCTTGATGGTAAATTGACCAAGGAAGAAATCAATGAGGCGTTCCTGCCTTCCAAGAAGGGAAGTGAGTGATGGGTTATCCGTTTATCAAGTTGGTTGTGCCCTCGGCGTTGAAGAATCACAAGAATGGGCAATTGCCTGAGAATCTTCTTGCCAAGGTGAAGACCGGTGGATTGATGTATGCACCTGTTGCTGAACACTTCAATGCTCTTTACGATGCGGCTCTGAGTGCAGGGTTCAAATTGAAGAACATTGGCGACTACCGTTCGTTTGATGGTCAGTTGAAGATGTTCTTGGATAGGTACGACACGGCTGACACTGGTAGGTCTCCGCAGGTGACCCGTCAGTACGAGGGCAAGACTTGGTATCTGAAGAAGGGCAAAGCACCTAGTGCGGCTCCTGACCCCACTGGCAAGAAGGGTTCCAATCACGGTTGGGGATTGGCGATTGACCTTGGCTATGACGTTGGGGGCAAGTTGACGGCGATGGGTGGTGCATGCTTTGAATGGATGTGTGAGAACGCTCCGAAGTATGGCTTCTACCTTCAGACGAGTGACCCGAAGTCCAAGGAATTTGAGGCATGGCATTGGCAGTATTGCCTAGGTGATGCGGCTCCGAATGGCTCTACCCACACTCCTGCACCGGCTCCTGCCAAGGCTCCTAGTTCTGGTGCTCCCGAGTTGAGTCCCAAGGGCACTGGAATCATTCTCAATTACCCCGGTTCTCCTGTTCGTCGGGGGAGCAAGGGTGACGCAGTGAAGTTGGTTCAGATGATGTGGTTCCTGTCAAGGTTTGACAAGAGGAATACCGAGCAACACGGGGAGAACATGAGAATCCTCAAGCGTGTTGAGACCAAGGTTGACAAGGTTGATGAACGCTTGTCAGGTCACATTGATTGGCACTTAGACCGAGACAGCAAGTAGCGAACACTGGTTACACCGTTACTGGTGTACCAAGCGATGTTCCCTTCACACCACACTGCACCAAGCACACCCGTGGGGATACCAAGGATGTCATTCATTGATGGCTTGATATTTCCGGGGGGATGACGATGCACAATCCCTATGACTTGTTCCCCGTCTTCAACGTAGGGGAGAACATCGTGGGAGTGAATAGCGAAATGTTCTGCTGGGAGAGAATGGCGATTAGGAACTTCCTCTAGGGATGTAATAGAGAAGTATCTCCCGTATCTGTATCCAAGCATGACCTTCACCGTCTCAATGGAATACTCCCCTGAGAAGCCCCAGATTGGTTCAACCGTCACTATGTACACGAGCACATGATAGCGACTGTCAGAGAGTGAAATAGAGGGTAATGGCAAGGTCGTAGAGTGTGCGTTATGATGATTGGTAAGGAGAGCGATGACATGAGTAATGACACCAATAACGAAGGACAACCGTTAGTGCCAGAAGTGGTCTACGGACGAATCATCAACGACGGTAGTGATGGTGGTGAGATTGAGATTGACAATCCCGTAGCACTACGTCACAAGATGTCGGTAGGTGAGAAGACACGACGAGCAATGGCGTTGAAACTGGCAGGTGCATCGTATGGTGCAATCGCCCAGCAATTGGGATACAACGATGCCAGTGCTGCTCGCAAAGCGGTGCAGAGGGGAATGAAAGCGTCCCTGCAGGAGAACGCTGGAGAACTACGACGAATCCATTACGGAAGACTGGAGCACATGCTCATGCTCATATGGGCGGATGTGAACCAGAAGGATTTGCCATCAATGTCTGCGGCACTATCCATCATGGACAGAATGGAAAGACTCTTCGGTCTCAACGGATAAGGAATCCTACATCAACGCATTGAGAGAAGCAGGCAAGCAACTTGTCTCCGGTGTAGTGTCTGATTCCCACCACACGGAGGATGATGACAATGACGATGATGGAGAACCGTACCAATAGAAGCAATGACATGCACCGTGTCATCCAAGACATTGCACCAGTGCTCCGGCGTGTCGTGCCAAGGGACGAAGACGAGCGGAAGGCAGTGGAACGGTTCTTCGCACTGCTCGGCATCCACCCGTACCGACACTGACCCACGCCTGCACCACTGCACCCCCCTGCCCGGATTTTGCAGAGAAGGGGCAGAAGCGGAATTGCCCCTAGCCCCAAAATTTTACGGTGGTTTTGGCTCTAGCATTTCTCACACGGGCATGTCACAATGTGTTCGTTCACACACAACATTGAGGGTTGGTCATGCCTAGTCAGAATTACATTTTCGGGGATGCTATTGATTTGAGTCGTGCGGAGAACACGTTCCACACGGCTAACCACTTGTCCATCTCGTCTGGGGCTACCGTGTATTTCCAGTTCAATACGGGCAACAAGGATTGCCTCGTCATTGAGTATGGGCTGACCGCTGCCACCCAGTCACTTCGTTTCAAGGCTTTGGAGTCACCCACTGTCACCAACGGAACGACTGCCATCACTCCAGTGCATGTGAATCGTAACTATTCTGCTGCCGCAACGATGACCCTGTTCAGTGACCCCACGAGCATCAGTGGCGGAACCGTTCTCGTGGACGATGTGATTCCCTCTGGTGGCAACAAGACTGGTGGCGGTCTCGTTTCTGCTGTCTATTGGACCATGAAGAAGAACACGAAGTACGTCGCCTCCCTTGAGAACCTAGGAAACTCCACGACCGTTGCTTCGTTTCAGATGGCATGGAACGAACTCTGACCCGTTAGAGGCTGTCAGAAACGATTCTAAGGGGCAATGATGGACTTCTATGCCATGCGTCAGGCAATGCTTCGTGCCAAGCAGTACCACGAGGAGCATTTCGGGGAAGACGGACTAAATACACCTTTCCCTTGGGAAGAGCCGGTAGCCTGCAATCATGGGACTGATATGGGTTGTGCTTGCACTGTTTCTGTTAGTCGTAGTGATGCAGTACATTGATGAGGATTGAACTACGGTACTTGGTTCTAGCCATAGGCTGACGACGACCCGACCCGCCGACCACCCTCCCCCGACCCCGACCGCCTCGTCGTGTAGCATCACATCATGCGTTTCAGTTGGTCTCTATTGATATTCATGGCAGTGTACGCTGCCTTCATAACACTTCTGCTTTGGAGATAATCAATGAGCATTGTTCTCGGACGGCTACCACAAGACGACGATGAACTATGGGAGTATGTGCGTGTGGTGTGGGGCATCACGATTCCCCGACACAGCGTCTGTCGTGACCACACTTCCCCATTTCATGCATTTGCCGATGCGTACTTCGGTCGTCACCCCGTCACTGTCTGGAAGGCATCACGAGGGTTCGGCGGTAAGTCCACCCTGATGGGGCTTCTATGCATCGTTGAAGCCGCAACCCTAGGGGCACAAGTGACAGTGCTTGGTGGTTCTGCCGCCCAGTCACAACGAGTCCATGAAGTGACTCACGAACGGTGGTACTACGACCTAGCACCCCGTGCCCTGCTGGATGGTGAGCCTACGAAGTTCACGACCCGACTCAAGAACGGTGCGTGGATTATCGCTCTTATGGCTTCGCAGAAGTCTGTTCGTGGACCGCACCCTCAACGCCTAAGGCTGGACGAGGTTGACGAAATGGAACTTGAACTCTTTGAAGCCGCACAGGGTCAGCCAATGGATGCTCGTGGCTTGCTTTCTCAGACGGTTGTTTCAAGTACCCACCAGTACCCAGATGGAACGATGACCGAACTTCTCAAGCGAGCGAACGAGAAGGG